TGGCAGAGCATTGCGGACAAAGCGTGTTTGAGGCGTTGGTGCGTACACCGGCTGACGCAATTCGCTTTTTGCTCTGTAACTTCCCAAGCCTGCGCGGGGTTATGCGAGACGGTTACTACAAGGTTACGGCCAGCGAGTATGAGCTTGATCTAGCTGATCGTCCCGAGCAGTTGCATTACCCATTGGGCACCGATGATGTAGTGCGCGTAATCCCTGTGATTACAGGCGCTGGCGGCGGCGTTGGGAAAATCTTAATAGGAGCGGCGTTGATTGGTATTGCGATCGCTTCTGCTGGCGCTGGATTTGCTCTTGGCGCTAAAGGAATTGGGTTTGTTTCTACTGCCGCAGCTGGCACATTTAGTGCTGCGGCAGTGGCAGGCAATATCGGTATTGCTTTAGTCCTCGGCGGAGTTGCTCAATTGATTACCCCGGTTCCGCAAGTGCCGGATTATGGCGGTTCTATCGATAACGACCCAAGGCAAAACTTTAGTTTTTCGGGTATTCAGAATGTAACCAGAGAAGGTGTTCCAGTGCCGATTGTCTACGGTGAAATGGTCGTCGGCAGTGTTGTTATCTCTGCAGGCTTAAATGTTGATGAGGCCTAATCATGGGACACGACCGTATTGATAAGGACAGCCTCAACTCGGTACAGGTAGCCAGGATCATTGACCTGATCAGCGAAGGTGAAATTGAAGGCTTCCCTAACGCAAAGCATCCTGATGGCGTAAAAATTTCGCGGACTACTGCTTTACAGCAGTATTACATCGCGTCTTTAAAAGACACGTTTTTCAACAACACTCCTGTTTTAGGGAAAGACGCGCCTATCGGTAATCAAACAACGCTAGACGATATCCGGACGTTCTTAAATTTTGATATGGACAAGGCACTGTTTGAGTCGCGCCTTGGAACGCAAAATCAACCCACTACGGAAAACATTGGCATTGCAAGCCAGGCAACAACAGCTGTAAACGTAAAGATTGAAAAAGACGAGTCAGTTACAAGGCAAATTACAGATTCAGATGTTGATTCAGTTCGGGTAACCGTTGGAACGCCAGTTTTGCAAGATGTTCAGAGAGATGGTGATATTAGAGGCGCAGAAATCCGCTATAAAATTGAGGTGCAATACAACTCAGGAGAATACCAATTAGTTGATTCTGAGCATTCAATTAAAGGTAGGACACCTGATTTATATCAACGCAAGCACCTTATAACTCTTTCACCTACGGGCGCGTTCCCTGTAAATATTCGCATTACGCGAACTTTTGAGAATACAAGCGACAAGAATACGATCGTTGATGATTTCTTCTGGTACGACTTTACGGCCAGAGTAGCCGAAAAAACGCGGTATCCCAACAGTGCTCTGGTGGCACTTAGATTCGACGCTCAACAGTTTCCTTCTATCCCAGACCGTTCTTACAGAATTCGTGGGGTTAAGGTCAAGATTCCTCATAACGCTACGGTCAATCAAGCCACAGGGGCGTTGACATACGACGGAACTTTTGGCGGCACATTGAAGACAACAAAAGAATGGACTACTGACCCGGCATTTATTTTGTACGACATACTTACAAATACAAGATATGGACTAGGGAATTATGTTTTAACTCCAGAAGAGCGTGCTAAGGATGCAGTAGGTGATTTTGATGGAGCCCTAGACACTGCTTCAAATTTGGACCTCTTTTCGTTCGTGGCAGCTAGTAAATACTGTGGAGAGACTGTTACTGGAGACGACGATCCGCGTTTTTCTTGCAACGTTTCTATCCAAAGCTCTTTTGAAGCGTATGACCTAATCAACCAGTTGTGTTCAGTGTTTCGCGTAATGCCGTTTTGGCAAGAGAACGGACTATCCGTTGCCCAAGACCGCAAAACTGAGGATCCAAACGCAGATTTTAGCTACGTCTTTAACCAAACAAACGTTACTGAATCTGGTTTTCAGTATTCCGGTTCGAGCATGAAAACGCGGCAAACCTGCGTGTCGGTCAAATACTTTGATATGGATTTGAGAGATTATGTGTACGAACTAATCGAAGACGAAGAGGCGATTAAAAAGTATGGATACAACAAAACTACAATCAATGCGTTTGCGTGCAATAGTCGCAAGCAGGCGCACAGGCTTGGTAAATGGCTGCTTTACACGCAGCAGAACGAAACTGAAGTTGTTGCCTTTGAAACTGATCTTGCTGCAGGCATAACTGTTCGCCCTGGCGACTTTATCAAGATTGGAGATCCAGTTAAAGCTGGCCAGACAGTTTCTGGACGAATTGCAGCAGGATCAACAACAGGTTCTATCAAGCTAGACCGCAGTGCTACGGATATGTTTGGTACGCAAGTCCCAACCATTTTTACGTTAAATCTGGTGTTGCCGGATGGAACGTATGAGCAAAAAGGTGAATGTACTATTTCTGGAAACACAGTTACACCCCCAAGTAATTTTTCGCTTGCCCCAGTCAAGGGCGCTCCATTCGCGATTGGGTTTGATGGATTACAGCTCAGCACTTGGCGCGTCGTAAGCGTCGGTGAAAATGAAGAAACTTACTCAATTACAGCCTCATACCATGACCGTAGAAAATACGACTTTATTGAAAAAGACGTTGCGTTTACTCAGCGTGACATTACTCAGCTAAACCAGCCACCTAATGCACCATCAAACTTAGTTGTTGAGGAAGTGCTTTACGAAAGTGCTGGTCGTGTTTTGCAGAAACTTGTCATTGGTTGGCAGGCCAGCGAAGGAGCTAGCAGCTATAGAATAGATTATAGGCTTGATAACAACAATCCTATTACTGCAACAACGACGAATACTGGCTTTGAAATCCAAAACAGTGACATTGGAACGTATGAAATTGAAGTGTATGCACTTAGCTATGGCATTCAAAAAACAAAACAGTCTCAACGCGCATTTGCAACCTTTGTTGCAATTGGCAAACGAGCTGAGCCCGCAAACATTGCGAGTCTGAACATCTCACCCGTTGACAGTCACACGGCTGAGCTTTACTGGCCGCAATCAACTGATCTTGATGTACGGGTCGGTGGAACGGTTGAGATTAGGCATACACCTCGTATTGGCGATAGTGCTGTTTGGGGCAACTCTCAAAACATCGTTCCCGCCGTTAACGGCAGTAGCACTCGAAAAATTGTTCCTTTGAAAGACGGAACTTACCTCATACGAGCTAAAGATTCACTCGACAATTATGCGCCTCCTGCAGGGATTCCAAGCGTTGTAGTTGATTTGCCTGAGCCGCAAGACTTAGAGTTAGTTCAAACGTTTACAGAGAATCCAAATTTCCTTGGAACATTTAACAACATGTTCCTCAGCACCGACGAAGGAGGTATTGCACTTGCTTCTGTTGGCCAAATTGATGACGTTGCTGATTTTGACGCAATAACCAGCATTGACTTCCTTGGCAACACATCGCTTAGCGGCGAGTACCAGTTTGCTAGCACGCTTGATTTAGGGGCGAAGTATGACGTTGAGTTGCTGTCTGTGCTTCAGATTCGTGCGTTCCAGCCAACGGATACGTGGGATGACCGTTCAGCGTTGATTGATACCTGGAACGACATTGACGCTGATGATTTAAGCGACACCGATGTGCAGTTGTTTGTCCGCAGCACCAATGACGATCCAAACGGCAGTCCGACTTATGGAACGTTTGAGCCGTTTGTGAACAACACGGCACGCGGGCGGGCTTTTCAGTTCAAAGCGGTCGCTAGCTCCACCAACGTCTCCCAAAACCCGTTGATCGAACAGCTTGGCGTAAAGGTCAGATTGCAGCGGCGCACAGAGCAAGAGCGCAGTATTACCAGTGGCGCTGGGGCCAAGGCGGTGACGTTCCCGTCTGCCTTTAAGAGCGTGCCAAGCATCGGGATTACCGCTCAGGATTTTGACAGTGGGGACTATTTCCAGCTCAGCAGCATCAGCAGGACTGGCTTTACCGTGACGTTCAAAAATAGCTCCGATACAATTGTCAGTAAGGTCTTTGATTATCAGGCCGTTGGCCACGGCAA